GGCGGTTACGCTTCTGGCGGTATGCCGATGGTTATGAAAGACGGGAAAAAAGTTCCCGCTTTTGCGGCCGATGGCGAAGGCAAGATGAAGGCGGGCGGCATGGCCAAGAAGATGATGGGCGGCGGCATGACCTACAAATCCGGCGGTCTTGCATCGGGGCACAAGGCTGCTGACGGTATCGCCAAGAAAGGCAAGACCAAAGCTATGCAAGTCAAAATGATGGGCGGCGGGAAGTGCTGACATGGAACGACGTAAAGATAGTCCGATGATGGCGCAGATGAAAAAGTCCATGCGGCAACGTGGTCCGGTGGCTCCGACCATGCCGCGCATTCGGCCTGAGCCTCAGCCTATGACTGAGCCCAATCCGGACCAAGAAGCCCGCATGCGTGCGCAAGTAGAAGATGAGCGCATGCAACGCCGCATGGATGAAGCCTACGCTAACGCTCCCCGCGAATCCATGGGCACGGTGGGCAGGGCCAAAGGCGGAAAGATTGGCTATGCCAAAGGTGGATCGGTTGGCTCTGCTTCCAAGCGCGCTGATGGTTGTGCGCAGCGCGGCAAAACCGTAGGGAAATTTGTATGAAAAAGCGTAAATTTGCCGAGGGTGGCAGGTTCGAAGAGGACACTTACGCGCGGGCAAAACGATTTTTGCGTGAGTCTGGGGCAGAAGGAGAGACGCCTGCTCTTGATGAAATGATCGCGTCTAGGCGGGTCAAAGGCCCGAGCGCATCAGACAAGGCCGAAGAAGTCATGGCTGGTTTGCGCCGCGAATCCGAAGCACGCACGCGTGAAGCACCCAAGCGAGCACCTAGCCCCGTTAAGGTCACTGATACTGGTGATGAAACGGCTCGTCTCGCATCGCGTTATGCCGCTCCCGGGAAATTTACCGACTCAGACGAATCCGAAAGAGCAAGCCGCCGCGCGGCAGAAGAAGAAGAAAATCTAGCGCGTATTAATCGTGGCCGAATGAAATCGATGGAGCGCGAGCAAGCGCTAGAGCCGGTGCAACCAGAAATGGCACTACCTATAGGTAAGGCCGCGCGTTTAGCTCAGGCGGCGGCAGGGGCGGCTTCTAGCGGTATTGCAAGGGCAGAAGGGGCGGCGACTGCTCAACGAGCCATGACCGCGGCAAATAAGCGAGCGGCAGCAGAGCGCGCCGAGCAGGCGGGAAAGAATCGTGCGTCCGAAAGCATTCTGAGACGAGCGTTCGAAACCATGAGTTCGCGTCGTGCCGCGGAAACGCGTGAACGTGCGCAACAAAAAGCCAAGGATACGCTTGCTGGTAGTGCAGCCAAAACGCGCGCTGCTCAGGAACGTCGGCAAGATATGCTAGATGAAATGCGCATGGGCGGCGAAGGCGGCGGCTTCAAAAAAGGCGGCATGGTTGGCCGGGCTTCCAAGCGGGCGGATGGTATTGCAATGCGCGGAAAAACCCGTGGTCGCATGATCTAGGGTGGCAATATTGCCACTTTGAGGAGTCGTACATGATGTCATCTCGAGGGATGGGGGCTATCAACCCATCCAAGATGCCTAAGCCGAAGCGGAAAGCGCGCCGGGATGACACCGCTTTCTACGAGTATGCAGAAGGCGGTAAGGTCAGTCGCGTGAACGAAGCTGGCAACTACACTAAGCCCGGGATGCGCAAAGCCTTGTTCAACAAGATTAAGGCGCAAGCGGTTCAGGGTACAGGTGCAGGGGAATGGTCGGGCCGTAAGGCCCAGCTTCTTGCTAAGCAATACAAGGCTCGGGGCGGGAGCTATAAAGATTGAAAGCTCCGCAGAAATCGCTCAAAGACTGGACAGCCCAGAAATGGACCACACGGTCTGGTAAACCGTCATCCAAGACGGGCGAGCGCTATCTTCCAGAGGCAGCTATTAAGTCTCTCAGCCCACAAGAATACGCGGCGACTACACGAGCAAAAAGAGCAGGCAAGGCAAAAGGTAAGCAGTTTGTAGCCCAGCCTAAAGGCATAGCCCAGAAGACTGCGAGATTTAGATGACCACCACCGGTTCAACGTCTTTTAACCCAGATTTCACTGAGCTAGCCGAGGAGGCTTGGGAGCGTGCTGGCCGCGAGATGAGGTCCGGTTATGACCTTCGTACCGCCCGGAGGTCGATGAATCTGCTGACTATCGAGTGGCAGAACCGCGGCATCAACATGTGGACGATTGAGCCAGGGATCATTACGCTGACTCCGGGTCTTAGCACTTACGCACTGCCACTGGATACCATCGACCTGTTGGAACACGTTATTCGCACGGGGCAGAACACGGCGTCCACGCAAGCAGATCTAAGCATTACGCGAATAAGCGTATCCACTTACGCTACGATCCCTAACAAACTGGCACAAGGGCGTCCTATTCAGGTGCTAGTCAATCGACTGTCTGGGGTTCTATCGCCGACTTCTTCAACGCTTAGCGGCAACCTGTTGGCTGGAGCGACAAGTATTCCGCTCAATACAGTGGTGGGCCTGCCAGCCTACGGGTTTATTCGCGTTGGAGCTGAGGACATCTTCTATCAGTACATTAGTGGTAATACGCTGATGGGCGTGTTCCGAGGCCAGAACAACACCTCTGATTCATTTCACGCCAGCGGGGCCGCGGCCTATAACCCGAACCTGCCTTCAGTGACGGTCTGGCTTACACCTGATAACTCACAAACGTACCAATTTGCGTACTGGCGCATGAGACGCGTACAGAACGCAGGCAACGGTATTGAAACGGCAGACATGAACTTTCGCTTCCTGCCATGCCTGGTGGCAGGGTTGGCTTACTATATTGCTATGAAAGTTCCTGAGCTGATGGACCGTATCCCGATGCTTAAACAGGCATACGAAGAACAGTTCAACTTGGCTGCTGGCGAAGACCGTGAAAAAGCAGCGGTACGGTTTGTGCCTCGCAGGCAGTTTATTGGCACGGGTGCGTAATGGGCAATAGGTTTGCCAGTGGCAAGATTGCCATCGCAATGTGCGATATATGCGGTTTTCGCTACAAATTACGCCAGCTTAAAGAGTTAATTGTTAAGACAAAAAAGATCAATCTTCTGGTCTGTCCAGAATGTTGGTCGCCAGATCAACCGCAATTGCAACTTGGGATGTATCCTGTCGATGACCCACAAGCGCTAAGAAATCCTAGACGTGATACAACGTATGTTACGGCTGGAGTTAACAGCGCAGGAAATCTGACTGGCGGATCGCGTGAGATACAGTGGGGCTGGAATCCAGTCGGCGGTGCTAGTGCTAATGATGCTGGATTGACGCCAAACTATCTAGTTGCTATAGCATCTGTTGGTCAAGTGACAGTAGTAACAACTTAGGAGTTAACATGGATGCCAAGAAGGCAGTACACAAACATGAGCAGGCGATGCATCCCGGTAAACCTTTGACGAAGTTTGCCAAGGGTGGGAAGACTAACCTTCAAATGAAGCAGCTTGGGCGCAATCTTGCCAAAGTTGCCAATCAAATGAAGCCTATGCGCCGCACCCGCATGACGGGGGTTTGAGATGAAAAAAGATTCTAATCAGCCCAAGCCTGCGCCCAAGGTTGATCTTAAAAACTCTGGATATCCCGAGAAGAATGTCAAAACGACCGGCATCAAGATCCGCGGTACCGGCGCTGCGACTAAAGGTGTAATGGCTCGAGGGCCGATGGCGTAATCATGCTCTACGTCGAACTTTCATCAAATGTTCAGGACATCGTTGAGAACAGTTTCACCGATGCCCAGATGGCTATGTTTGTTCGACAGGCCGAGCAGAAGATTTACAACTCGGTTCAGATTGCCAACCTGCGTAAGAACGTCTATGGACAGTTAACTACTGACAACCAGTACCTATCTGCTCCGCCGGATTTCCTGTCCGTGTATTCGCTTGCGGTCATTACAGACGTAACGGGCGGCGATACTAATACCGGAACGTATGCGTATCTTCTGAACAAGGATGTGAACTTCATCCGCGAGGCATACCCTCCGCCCAACTCCAAGGGTGTTCCTAAGCACTATGCGATCTTTGGCCCTCGATCAGATCTGGAAACAGAGCTGTCGTTTATTGTTGGCCCAACTCCAGATACATCGTATTACGTCGAGCTGCACTACTACTATTACCCAGAGTCAATTGTCGAAAGTTCGATTGCCACTTTGGGTGCGGTCGTAGCAGGATCTGGCTACACGCCCGGGACGTATTTCAACGTGCCGCTTACAGGCGGATCTGGCTCTGGAGCTACGGCAAAGATCGTAGTGGCATCAAACGGTACGGTATCGTCAGTATCGCTTCAGAATCCGGGCGTGTTTTACGCAGTTGGCAACAGCCTTTCTGCTGATGCAGCCAACATTGGCGGCACGGTTGCATCAACGTTTAGCGTTCCCGTGGCTACGGTTAGCAACGCATCCGGTGTGTCATGGCTCGGGGACAACTTTGATTCGGCATTGCTTAACGCGACAGTTTTGGAAGCGGCGCGGTTTATGAAAGCAGATGCCGAGCAGTTGTCGTTGTATGCGGACATGTTCGGCCAGTCACTGGTGCTTCTCAAGAATCTTGGTGATGGTAAGCAAAGAATGGATGCTTATCGTGACGGTCAGGTAAGGAATCCGGTTAAATGATCCTCCAGACCCAGACCACTAGTTTTAAGGCCGAGCTGTATCGAGGCATACACGACTTGACGACGGATGTGCTGAAGCTTGCTCTGTACACCGCGGAAGCCAATCTAAACGAAGAGACGACGGTCTATACAACTGCCAATGAAATTAGCGGCACGGGGTACACCCCGGGTGGTAACGTTACCACTGGGGCGGCGGTCAACAGCAGCGGGTTTACTGCGTGGGTGACGTTTAACAACGTACTTTGGGTGCCTGCTGCGTTTACTGCGCGATGTGCGTTGTTGTACAACACGAGCAAGGCAAACCGATCTATCGCTGTTTTAGACTTTGGGTCGGACAAAACCTGTACAGGTACGTTTACGGTCACCATGCCGGGGAATGCTGCAACAACGGCTTTGATCCGTTCAAGCAATTGAGGTGAGAAATGGAAGAGCGTGCAAAGGCTACCGGCAAGTACATCGTCGAATGTTTTGATAAAGACGGTAATCTTAAGTGGACGGCAGAGACGCCTAACCTTGTGGTAAATGGCGGGCTTCAATACATGGCTGGAGTGGCTCTTACGTCTACCGCACAGCTAACGTCATGGTATGTCGGTTTGTATGGATCTGGGTCTACCAATAGCCCTGCCGCTGGTGACACGATGTCTTCTCATGCAGGGTGGACGGAAGTAACGGACTATACGGAAGCCACTCGCCCTGCTGCTACGTTCGCTGCTGCTACCAACGCAAACCCCTCTGTTGTTACGAACACGGCTAGCAAAGCG